CTCTCGAACGATTGGCAGTCCGGAATTTAGCAGGGCATTACAGGCGAGGGTATTCCCTTACTTTTCAAATCATCAAGGAGAACTAAACAATGGCCGCACCACTCAGAACAAAGAAATCAAGCGTCGCCGGTACGCTAGAAACGATTGAAAGCATTAAGAAAACGCTAAAAAGCCCAATAGACCTCACGATCACCGAGACAAAATACTTCGATGCTATCGTGCGCGCGCGCGAGGCGTCCTCCTGGGACACGCTCCACCTGATCCTGGCCGCGCAACTCGCGCAGTCCCTCGGCCAGTTAGATCTGGCGAACTTCGATATCGCGGACCGCGGGATAATGATCGAGAACGCGCGCGGGACTCCGATCGTGAACCCGTCGGTCTCGGCAAAGACGTCTCTCGCCGGGTCGGTCATGCAACTGAGCCGGACCCTGGGCCTGTCGGCCTCGCAGAAAGGCCTCGCCGGTAAGCCCCAGGCGGCCAGGAACGAGGCCGATCGCGAGGCGCGCAAACTGATCGAGTCGGTTTCCGACGATCTCCTGGCATGACAAGCGGCGTATCGCAGGAGACGGGTCGGTCTCCGAGGTTCATCGATCGCGCCGGCGAAAGAGTCGGCCGCCTGACCTATCTCGAGTTCGTAGGTACGGACAAGCATTCGAAGCCTGTCTATCGGCAAGTTTGCGATTGCGGGACGGAGTTAACGCGGGCGTTCAGCCGTCGGGTTCAGTCGTGCGGATGTTTACAAAAAGAGTTCGCTCGAGACCTGGGCCGCTCGCATCGACTCCCCTGCGACGAAGAAAGAAAGCGGCGACACCAGGCTAGGCGGGCCAAGGTCCGCGAGGATCGTAGAAACTGTCCAATCAAGTTAACCCACGCGCGGATCTCTCGACTATTGCGACACGGGATCGCGCGGGTAAACGGGATTAAAAATTCCTCGACCTTCGAGATGCTTGGTTATACGCCGGCGGATCTTTGTCTGCACCTGGAGCGCCAATTTACCCCTGGTATGGGTTGGCACAACATGAGCGAATGGCAGATCGACCATATCGTCCCAATGTCGACCGCCAGGAATGAGGGCGACGTTATCAAGCTAAACGAGTTAGCAAATCTGAGGCCTCTATGGAAAGAAGAAAACAACCGAAAAAAAGATCGCCTCGAGTTCCTGATCTAGCGCAACCGACGCGCGCGGATCGGGTGATCGCCTTCATTCAAAAATTCTGCCTGGTTCCCGAGGGCGCTCTGGTCGGCAAGCCGGTAAAACTCGCAGACTTTCAAAAGCAATTTATCCGCGATATTTACGACAACCCGGCCGGCACGCGACGCGCGTATCTCGGGATCGCCAGGAAAAACGGCAAGAGCGCGTTAATCGCCTGTCTATTGCTCGCGCACCTGGCGGGTCCGGAGGCCAAACAGAACTCGCAGATCGTGAGCGGCGCGCGCTCGCGCGACCAGGCCTCCCTCGTTTTCAACCTGGCCGCGAAAATGATTTCCCTCAGTCCTGAACTTTCCGCGCGCGTGAGGATCATCCCGTCCGGGAAGCGCCTTGTCGGCCTGTCCAGGAACGTCGAGTATCGCGCGCTCGCGGCCGACGGGACGACCGCTCACGGCCTGAGTCCGGTCCTCGCAATCCTGGACGAAGTCGGCCAGGTGAGGGGGCCGCAAGACGACTTTATCGATGCGATTACGACGGCGTTCGGCGCGCACTCCGACCCTCTCCTGATCGCGATTAGTACGTCCGCGCCTTCCGACGGCGATCTGTTCTCGATATGGCAGGACGACGCGACCAGGTCGGGCGACCCTCGGATCGTCTCTCGCGTTTATGCGGCCGCCACCGATGCGGACCTGGAGGATCCCGAGGCCTGGAAGGCGGCCAATCCCGCCCTGGGGATCTTTCGATCGCTCGAGGACGTCGCCGAGCAGGCCAAGCAAGCAAAGCGAATGCCGACGAACGAGGCGAGTTTTAGAAACCTTATCCTGAATCAGCGGATCTCGACGCAAAGCCTGTTCATTGCGCCCGAGGTCTGGAAGTCATGCGGCCGGCCGATCGACCGCGATGCGTTCTACCAGTACCCGGTCCACCTGGGCCTGGACCTCTCGAAAACTGATGACCTTTGCGCGATCGTCGCGAGCGTGCGAGACGACGACGGGTTCGTTCACTTGTTGCCCTGGGTTCTCTCTCCGGAGGCGACCCTGGAGACGCGGGCCGCGCGGGATCGCGCGCCTTACCCGACCTGGGTCAAGAATGGCCAAATGTTTACGCTCCCTGGTCGCGTCCTCGACTACCGCATGGCGGCCGAGTTCCTGAAGGCCGAGACCGAAGGAATGCGGATCGCCTCGATCCAGTTTGACAGGTGGCGCGCAGAGGAATTTAAACGCGAGGCCGAGGCCGTCGGTTTCGCGATCGATGCCGAGTACGTTCCGGTCGGCCAAGGGTTTAAAGACCAGGCCCCACGCCTGGAGAAGTTCAACGAACTATTGCTAAACGGGCGACTGAGACACGGGAATCACCCGGTCCTGACCTCGGGGGCGGCGAATGCGATCGTCGTTCGGGACTCCGCGTTTAACGGGAAACTCGAGAAAGCGAAGTCGACGCAAAAGATCGACCAGATCGTCGCGTCCGTTATGTCCGCGTATGCGTCGGCCAGTCTGGAGGCGGCGGGCCTGGATATCGAGGCCTTGATCGCTTAAAGGATTGACAAACCCCTAATTCATTGTGCATTCCCAATTATTAAAATATAATCCGCGTATGGATATGGCCTATCACCGACCTTCTAAGCGGGAACGAGAGGAGCGCAAAAAGAGCGCGCCAGGCCAGAACTCCCCCAAAATTACCAAATCCGACCGCCTCTTGGCGGGAAACGGTTTCACTCTCAGGGTGGAATCGTGCAGACAAAAAGCCTACCAGTAACGATCGAAAAGGCGACCGGCGAATACGACGCCCGGTTCGTTATGTCCGCGACCTCTCCGGATCGCGTGAAAGACACGATCGAGGCAAGCGCCTACACGCCGAACCTCGGCAAGCGCCTAATCGCGCTCTATCAGCATGACCCAGATCGCCCGATCGGGTACTGGGACAACTTGCGCGTAGAGGCCGGGAAACTCCTGGGCGACCTCAAGGTCGCGAGTACGAATCTCGGTCTCATGGTCAAGCAATTGATCGCCGATGACGTGCCGCTCGGCGCGTCGATCGGATTCCGCGGCCGCGGCGAGCCGAACAAGGTCGGCGGGATCCACTTTAAAGATATTGAACTGATGGAATGCAGCGTCGTAAGCATTCCCGCGCATCCGAAGGCGATGCAGATCGCCAAAAGTTTCGGCGTCGATCTGTCCAATGGTCACGCCCAAAATGCCGAGTCCGGCAACAACCACGAAGCCATTATCAAAATCGCGAAGGCGGCGATTCTCCGCGCCAATCGCACCATTAGGAAATAATCAAATGAACCTCGCAGAACGCATTAAGGCCGCAGAGGCCGAACTCCTTGGTCTCAAGGATCAACTGGTCGCGGTGACGAAGTCCCTCGAGGACACGCCCGACGACGAATCCCTCCTGGTCCAGGTTGAGACTCTCTCCGGCGACGTCGAGAAGAAAGCCGCAACTGTCGACGCACTCAAGAAAGCCGAGAACGCTCTGGCCTCGCGTGCGAATCCCGCGTCCGCCTCCGTCGTCCAGTCGAAAAACCTGGGTAGCAAGGCAAGCGCCGACCTCCTGTTTAAGGCCGCCCTGGCCGCGGCTGAATCCCATACGAACCGGACGTCCGTCCAGTCCGTCCTGGAAAAGCGTTTCGCCGGTGACGAGTCCGTCGCCCTGGTGACTAAGGCCGTGACCGCGCCCGCCATGACTTCGGTCGAGGGTTGGGCCGCGGAACTGGTTCGCGACACCTACGCGGCATTTATGGACCTCTTGCGTCCCGAGTCCGTCGTTCCTCGCCTGGGCCTGAACAGCTACACGTTCGACGGTTATCAGTCGATCAAGATCCCCGGCCGCGCAGCCGGCGCTCGCCTGGACGGTGCATTCCGCGCAGAGGGCGCGCCGATTCCGGTCAAACAAATGGCCTTCGAGTCCAAGATCTTGACTCCGAAGTCCCTGGGCGTGATCTCCGCATTCTCGAACGAACTGTTCGAGCGTTCGACTCCGAACATCATGGACGTGATTCGTAACGCCATGATCCAGGACACGGCCGAGGCGCTCGATATCGCGTTTCTGAGCGCGAACGCCGGCGTCCCTGGCATTTCACCCGCGGGTATCCAGGTCGGCCTCGCGGCCGGCGATACAGCCGCCTCGACAGGAACCGACGTCGGCGCGATTACGGCCGACTTGCGCGGTCGTCTGCAAGCGATGACCTCGCAGAACCTCGGCCGTCGTCCGGTCTGGGTGATGCACCCGGCCCGCGCCTGGGGTCTGCAACTCTCGACCAATGCGGTCGGCGGGATCGCTTTCCCTGAAATGCAGAATGGCCAATTGATCGGGATCCCTGTCGTGACTTCGACGAACGTCCCGGCCGATATCGTTTACCTGATCGATGCGTCCGAAGTCGCCTTCGCCGGCGGGACTCCTCGTTTCATGGGGACCGAGGTCGCGACCTTGCACTATGAGGACACGACTCCGCTCGATATCAATGGTTCGGTAGCCGCGAATCCAGTTAAATCCCTATTCCAGACCAATACGTCCGCTCTGCGCGCGCTTTGGAATGTGGACTGGGCGACTGGCCGCGCCGGTGGCGTTCAGACCATTACAGGCGTCGCCTGGTAAGCAGTAAATCGATCACTCGCGCGGGTTCGCCTTCGCGAGTGATCGCATAACGACAGAGAGGTCCTAAATGCTAGTTTGGGCGTACAAGAAAATCACCGAATTGAATGGCCGGACTGGTTTCGTCGATATCGACAAGACCCTCGCCGAGCGCCTGGTGGCCGATGGCCACGCGCAGAATCCCGCAGTCGGCGCGAACGCGCTCCGACGCATCGATACGAATACTCCCCTGGCCACGGCCTACGAAGTCCGCCAGGAGGCCGCAGAGGCCACCGAGGACGCATACGAAACCAAAGAAATGACGCCCCGCAAAACGCTAAAGCGTCGTTCGAGCAAAGGCGAGAACTAGATGGGACTGGCCGCCAGACTTAAATCGTTTTTCTCGGGAGCCGAGGGAACGTATCGAGGCCCGGCGATGGGCGTCGGTGAACTGGGCGGCGTCTACTCGATCCCGTTCGGTGATGGGTATCAGCGAAACCTGGATATGTCCGGAGTCGGCGCGCGTAATGTCCCGGCCGTCTATGCGTCGGTGATGGCGTTCGCGCGAGCCGCGAGCCAATGCTACCCGCACCAGAAACGGATAAACGACCAGGGCAAACACGAAATTATGACGACGACCGCGGTCGCGCGTCTCTTGCGTTCGCCGAACGCATACGAAACCTGGAATCAGTTCATTTACAACGTCGTCGCCAGAATGCTATTCGACGGCGAATGCGTTTGTATCATTGTCCGCGACGACCGTCGCGCACCGACCGCGCTCCATATCATGCCGCGCGGTTCGTTCATGCCTTACGTCGAGCCGGTAACTGGCGCGATCTTTTACTCGGTGGGTTCGAACCCTATGCTCCCCGAGACGACCGACTACATGGCCCCGGCGCGCGATGTGATCCACTTTCGCACGCATACGCCACGCCATCCTCTGATCGGCGAGTCGCCCATTAAGGCGGCCGCGATCGCGGTCGGAATCAACGTCGCATTGTCTGAGACCCAGGCGACTTTCTTTCGGAACATGAATCGCCCGAGCGGGATCCTGTCGACCGACCAGGTACTCAACAAGGAACAGACGACGCGCTTGCGCGAACTGTTCGACGAACAGTCGAAACTCTGGAGCAAAGGCGGAATGCCGATTCTCTCCGCGGGCCTGAAATTTCAGCCTCTCGGAGTCGACTCGGTCGACGCGCAATTGATCGAGTCGCAGCGCATGAGCATCGAGGATATTGCTCGAGTCTTTGGTGTACCGCTCCCGATCATTGGCGACCTGTCTAAGGCCACCATGAGCAACACCGAGCAATTGATCTCGATGTGGCTGTCGATCTCCCTGGGTTCACTCCTGGAGAACATCGAGCGATCGCTCGACTCCGCGTTCGAACTGGCGGCAAACGAGTACACCGAACTGGACGTCTCCGCGCTCTTGCGTACTGACTTCGCCGGCCGCATCGATGGCCTGACGAAGGCGATCCAGGGCGGCCTGTTCACGCCGAACGAGGCGCGCGATAAGGAGGGTCTGCCTCCTGTCGAACACGGCGACAAGCCCTACTTACAGCAGCAAATGGTCGAACTCGGATTTAAGCCCGAGCCTCCCGCCCCCATGACTCCACCGAAAGACCCGCCCGCAGATCCGCCCGAGGACAACGAAAAGCAATTCGACCCGGTAATCGCGCGCGCGCTCGTCTTTGAACTATTGAATAAAAAGGTCGCTTAATGTCGATTGAGAAAGCACTCGCGCAGTCCCTCGAGCCAATCGTCGACCAGATTGTCGAGATCAAGAAAGCAGTCGAGCAGATCGAACGCACTCCAGGACCGGCCGGCCGTGATGGCCGCGACGCGGATCCTGTCGAGGTCGCGATCGAGGACGTGACGGCCGCGCTCAAGTCGGACGGCGAGTTCGTCAAGATCACCAAGGGCGACCAGGGCGATCGAGGCGAGCCTGGCGAGCCTGGCCAGGTGGGCGCGGGTATCGAGACAAAGACCTGGACGGCCGGCGCAGTCTATCGCGCGGGCGACCTGGTGATGCACCACTTCGGCCAGATCTACAAGGCGGCCGCGGACACGGTGGCCGAACCAGGCGAGGGCGAGGACTGGTCGCGCGTCGGGACCTTCGGGTTCAAATGGACGGGCGTCAAGGCCGAAGGCAAACAATACGCGCCTGGCGATATCTATATCGACAGCGGGACCTCGTTCCTGGTGCTACCTACTGGCGAGGCGAAAATGCTCGCGCAGAGAGGCAAGGCCGGGAAGGACGGCGTCGACGGCCGAGACGGTCGCGACGGCCATGGGATTACTCTGTTCGAGATTACGGACGAGGCGATCGTCGTCGGCAAGGATGGCCAGACGGTCGTCTACCCTTTGGGCGACGTGATCGAGCGCAGTCTGCGCGCGCACTCGAGCGATATCGAGAAAGAGATCGCGGCCTCGGTGATCGCCGGAATGTACGAAGGTCCGGCCGACTCGATCCCTGTTCGATTCTTTCGCGGATCCTGGCAAGCCGGCAACGAGTACGCGGTGGGCGACCTGGTCGTCTACGCGGGAATGCTTTATATCTGCAAACAGGCGGCCGACACGGTCGCGCCCGCGAGTTCGATTACTGCGATCGGTGAGTCGACGAAATACTGGAAACAGTTCAGCTATGGGACCGGCGGGAGCGCCGGCCCTGGCCAACGCGGCCCGGCCGGACCCCAGGGTCCAATGGGTCCGACTGGACCCCAGGGAATCCCAGGCCTGGGGATTACGTTCGTCGATCGCATTCCGACCGTCGACGACCTTCCACCGACGGCGAACAACGGCGATATGTATATCGTCGACGAGACGGGCGACGCCTGGATCTGGTCGGACCAGACCGGCGCGTTCGAGAACGCCGGCCCGATCGTCGGACCGACTGGCCCGACAGGACCCGCGGGACCGTCGGACGTCTCGACCGACGCCGGCAATACGGCGGTGATCGGTTCGGACGGGATGGTTTACGTCCCTCCGACGGATCTCTCTGGATATCTGCCTCTCACCGGCGGGACCATGCTCGCGCCCGCGACGATCAATTTCCCCGACGGCGTGAACATGATCCGCGGCGCGTCGGGTTTTAACCTGATTAGTAGCGTCGGCGGAATGGCGGTTCGCCTGAACACTAATAACCTGATGACGTTCGGCGTGAATACGCTATCGGCCCACAAGCCGATCGGCCTCCCGGCGGATCCGACGCTACCGCTCCACGCGGTGACGAAACAGTACGTCGACGGGAAATTCGCGTCCGGCGGGTACGTTCTACCACTCGCGACCGATACGACCCTGGGCGGCGTTTTTACTGGGTCCGGTGCGGCCGGCCAGTTTATGACCGGGATCGGTGCGGACGGGAAACCGGTATTCGCAGCGCCCGCGATCTCTGACCCTTACGTTCTACCCGTCGCGACTAATGCTCTCCTGGGCGGCGTCAAGGTCGGGACCGGGTTCACGATCACGCCGGACGGCACGATCTCGGTCGCCGCGGGTACAAGCTACACGCTCCCGGTCGCGACTTCGACGGTCCTGGGTGGAATTAAGACCGGCACGCATTCGGCGAACCAGTTCGTTAATGGCGTATCAGCGGACGGGACCCTACTCTGGGGAACGGTTTCCGCAACGGGCGCGCCTCTGCGACTACCTCCGACGGAGGTTAGTAGTTTTAATGGCGTCGATTCTTATTGGTACATGGACCCCGTCGGGACCGTTCGCTTACAAATGCCGGGCGGATTGACCGGGATCTTTATATCAAACGCGGGCATCCAGACGTTTACAAAACTCCCCGTTTGCAATATTGCACCGGTTGACGCGAATCACCTGGTAAATAAGGCCTACGCGGACAAGATGCTCCCCACGACGGGCGGCACGATGACGGGAACGATCACGCTCCCGACGACTGTCCAGTCGTTCACCTGGGGGACGACTGGTTTTAATATGTTCGGCGGATCCGGTGGCGTCGCGATGCGAAGCGGCACGACGAACCTCTGGACAACCTCGGCCGCGAATACGACGTTTAATCAGCCGATCGTGACGCAGAACTCCGCGGGCGCGATCGTTATCGGATCGGGCGGCGCGACAATCGGCCGCGGGTCCGCGCTGAACAAGATCAAGGTCTCGGGCCAGATCGAACTCCCGACGACCGCGCCAGTCGGCGACGAGGCAATCAGCAAAGCCCACGCCGACGCGACTTACGCGGCGAAGGCGCTATTCGACGAAATGCGCGCCGAGATCGACGCGCTCAAGGCCGAAGTCGCGGCACTCAAGGGAGCCTAAGAAATGGAGAAACTCCTCGAACTGTTTAAGGCACTCCTGGGAATCACCGACGACAGCCAGGACGCGCAACTCACGCAGACCCTCGAGATCGCCCAGGAACTCGTCGAGGACTATCTCGGCCGGTCTCTCTCATACGGCAAGTATGAGGACTGGGTCGAGGTCGCCCGCGGCCAGGATACGGTGGTCCTGAAAAACTACCCGATCGATCTGGTCCTGGATATCCGCGACGCGGCGACCGGCCTCCCGGTCGTCTACGAATCCGGCTATATCGTGAAGCCTTCGGGCGAAATTCGATTCCGCTCGAGCGGCCAGGGCGACCTGGTGGTGACTTACATGGGCGGATATCTCGAACTCCCGGCCTGGGCGCAGTACGCGATCGTCCAGACCGCGAGCGCAGTCTGGAACTCCCAAGGAACGGGCGGAGCCGGCGCGGCCGGTGGTTCGGCCGTCGGTGGCGTTAAGAAAGAGACGGTTTACGGTGTGGCATCGATCGAATACGACACGTCGGGATCCTCCTCCGGATCGGTCGGCGGAACGGTCGGCGGTTCGGTGCAACACGGCGCGATCCCGGCCCTGGTGGCGCATTCTCTCGAACAACACCGGAACAGGTGGGTCTGATGCTAAACGCAACAAGCGCAGCAAATCTCTACGAAAAGCTGATCGAGCGATACGGCGAGATCGTCGAGGTCCGCACGCTCGACACGTCGACCTCGCCCCCGACCTGGAACCTGGTCGGCCAGGCGCGCGCCTGGGTCACGGCCCCGTCGAGCATTCGGACGGGCCTGGAGCAAGTCGCCGGAGAACTCGACGCGAAGTTCGTCAATATCGTTTTACTCCAGGCCGATATCGGGACCTACCAGGTGCGCGAGAAAGCGGACCGGGTATTCGTGCGCGGAAAGTCTTATGTCCCCGATTATGTGAACCCGATCACCAGGTCCGTAAACGGCCAGACGATCGCGGTCGAAATACGGTGCGGGGTTTAGATGGCGTCCGCAACAGTCCGACAGACAATCCTCGACTGGTTCTTGCAGAACTGGACCTATACGCCGGTGTACGTCCTGGACGATTTCGGCGACGTCGAGGAGGTCCCGGCGAACAACGATTTCCCCTGGGTCGGCCTCGAGTTCGTCTCTCCTGGCGAGATCGTGAACAGCATTCCCGCGAACGAGTTCCTCGAGTCCGGTCTTATATTGTTCCATGTGATTATCCCTCGCGCATGGCCATCGAGGGAGGCGATTACAATCGCAGATAATCTGCGGATCGCTTTGCGTGCGAAACGTCTGGGCCATGTAGTGATCGAATCATTTTCCCCTGCCTCGGACGACTCGCCTCCCGCGATCGGCCAGGGCGCGACTTTCACCGGATGGGCGTCCGTAGCAACCTTCCAACATATTAACCACTCCTCGGAGAATACAAAATGAGTTCTAGCAACCTGGTCGCGCTCCACTACGTTCGCGAAACTGAATACAACAAGACGCCTGTCGGCGTTCCCTTTAATACTGCGCGCTATACGTCCGAAGGACTGTCCGGCACGCCCCAGGTCACGCAGTCCGAAATGATCGCGGGCCACCGGGAAAATAATGGCCAGGTGGTCGTCGGTATGGACTGCGGCGGCCCGATCGCCTCCGAGATCGCACCGAGCCAACAGCTAGAGGATTTTGTCTCTGGCGCGCTCATGCAGCTAGTCCCTTCGGTCCCTGCGCTCGACGTGACGTTCGCCGGTGCGGTGATCGTCGGATCCGAGTCCTCGATGGAGATCTCCTCGGGCGATTTCCCGGCCGACGCCTTCCAGGCCGGCCAGATCGTCGTCCTCTCCGGTTTCGTCAACGAGTCGAACAACGGCGCGGGATATGTGACGGCGTTCGATGGCGCGAACCTGGTCCTGGCCAAGCGCGGCGCGGTGGCCGAGACAGTATCGGGCGCAGTCGCGAAACGTCCGGCCGGTTATACCGTCGGCATGGATAAGCCGTCGTTTACGTTCGAGAAGAACTTTAAGGACCTGGACGCGAAGTCGATCAACTACCGCGGAATGCTCGTCAACACGATGACCCTGGCGTTCGCATACGGCGAGATCGCGAATTGTGATTTCGGTTTCATGGGCGCGGATTATGAGGTTTGCCCGGCCGGTATCCCTGCGACCAATGGCGCGACGATCATCCCGGCCGAGACGACTCAACCCCTGAACGCCTCGATCGATATCCCTGGCGTGATCTTTGAAGGCCAGGACGCCGGGTTCTGTTTCCAGAACTTGACGATCAACCTGGCGAACGGTCTCACGCCTTCCGTATGTATCGGTTCGGTCACGCCTCACGGTTACAGCCTGGGATCCGCGAACGTCACGGTCTCGGCCAGTTCCTACCTGGTGAACTCGAATTTCTACATGGTCGAGGAAAAACTCAAACAGACGCCGGTCTCGATCGCCTTCGCGGCCATGAATGCCGACGGCGGGATCGCGGTCTCCATGCCGGCCGTCCAGTTATCTTTCCCCGATCCATCAAGCCCTGGCCGCGATCAACAGGTAAGCCTGGCGCTCGAGGGAACGGCGAAGTATGACCACGACGCGGGGAATTCGATTACGATCTACGTTTGGAAAAACTAAATCGTATTAGATAAGGAGAACGCTAGATGAGTTTAGACGCCTACAAACTTCCGGCCGTCCTACGGGACGGATTCGTCCACGCATTAAAGGACGCGCCGGAAGTGAAGTTCCGGATCTCGCCCCCGATCGCATCGAATCGAAAATTCCAGATGACGGTCCTCCGTCGTCTGCCTTCGGGGATCGATCTCCAGAACGCCGATATGTTGCAAGTCCTCGAGACGCAACGAGAGGTATTCGTCGAGATGTGCATCCTCTCCTGGGAGGGCGTCGATAAGGAGTTCAACCAGGAGAACGCGAAGGCGTTTTTCGAGGAATATCCTTTCGCGCTCGATGAGGTCTGGGGGGCCGCGCAGAACTACACCGAGACGCAAGAGACCGAGGTCGTCAAGGAGACCGACAAGCTAAAAAAGCCCTAGCCTGGGCGATCGAATGGGGGGGGAAAGAGGCCTTTTATGAGCAACTTAAAAAAATGGGGGCGATACGCTCCGAACACCTCGCCCCCGAGATCGGTATGGAGTCGATTTTATTGTCTCTGTTTTTCGACCTCTCCTCATGCCGGGCGTATACGTTCGGCGGCCCAGGACCTATTCCCCAGACGGTCCTATGGCAAGCCCAGGACCGACTCGATCTCCCCGAGGCGGCCGTCTCAACACTACGGCAACTCGACAACGAGTATTTGAGAATCGCGAATGACAAATCTAAGGCATGAGATCACGATCGGAAAGACTGGCGCGTATAACGTCAAGATCCCCGACGGGTTTCTGCCTGGTAAGACGTCGATCCAGGATTTCATGCACGACTTTTTCACGCAGAAAGTCGCCGAACAGATCAAGGCCGGGAACGATCAGCCGGTGATCTACGCCGACGGCCGGCCCGGTACGATCAAGTCCGCGCAGAAACGCCTCGAAGCCGTATTCGCACCGACGACGCTAATCCAGAAAGCGGTCCGCGATGCGGTCTCTATGATGCAACAATACTCGAAGTCCTATTCGCGCCTATCCCTGGGCGGCGTCGCATCGAAAACGGTCGTCCTCCTGAACGGCCGCCAGGTAAGCGAGGCCGAACTCGGCAACATTAAGCCGCGCGACGATATCCGGATCACGTCCGAGGCTGAATACTTCCGTAACCTCGAGGGGCCGGGATCCTGGGCGGCCGGGAAGGCGCTCAATAGTCGCGTAAAGAAAGTCAATCGACGGATCCGCGGGTCCTACGTCAAACAGTTAGCCATTACCGATTTAATTGCCCGAGTATTGAGAACCAGATATCGCTCGCTTTATGTTGGCGATGTGTGGATCGAGAACTATAATCGGGCATTGAATAACCCTAATAAACGATGGCCGGCGATCAAAATCGGGATTAAATTCTAATGGCAACTGAAAGCCGCGAGTTACTGTACAGGATCCAGGTCGACGCCTCCCAGGCGGTGAGGGAGGCCGAACGCGCGTCGGTGGCCATGCGCGGCATGGGTTCGGTGGCGACGACCACGGCCGGCGGCATGACCACAATGGGCCGCGGCGTCCAGAATGCGTCTTTTCAGATCCAAGATTTCATAGTCCAAGTCACGGGCGGCCAGGACGCGCTCCGCGCCTTCGGACAGCAAGCGCCTCAATTACTGGGCGGGTTCGGTGCATTGGGGGCGGCGATCGGCGTCGCGTTCGCTTTACTGCCTCCGATGATCGAGGCGATCAAAGCACTAAAAGACGAGACGATCGAACTCGAGAAGGCGGCCGACAATGCGCGCAAGGCGCAGAAAGATCTCGCGGGCGCGCTCGACCTGGTGGCGGAATCCTCGTTCGATCCTTTGATCCTCCAGTACCGCGACGCGGACGACGAGACAAAGAAACTGATCCGGACGAGTATGCAGTTAAGTATCACCCTGGCCCAGGTGGCCGCGGTGGATCTGCGAACGAGTCTAATCGCAAGCATTGAGGAAGGCGTCGAGAAACTCGGATTCTTTAATCGCGCCTGGTTACAGTTTAAGAAATCGGTCCAGGACAGCAAGGCGGCCGACGCGGCCGGCGAGGTCGGATCCCTGCGCGGGAACGCGGTCCCTCTCAACAGTCCGCAACTCCTCGCGCCTGGTTGGAATATCAGCGGATCGCAAGTCGACGAGATCCTCAAGGCAAAGGACGCCTATGCGGATATGAAAATCTCCGCGACGGACTACCTCGAGACCGTCGTCAAGATCTACTCGGCCACGAAGGAGCCGACGAAGGAGTTCACGGCCTGGGTGAAGTCGATCAATGAGGCGACCCGCGGCCAAAGACAGCTAGAACTTTCGGTTAAGCAGACCGAGAAGTTCCTGGGCGAGGTCAACAGCGGCAAGCCCCTACGAACAACGGGCGAGCGCCGGAAACTCGAGGCGGACGCCAAACGCGACGCGGATCGTACTGCGCGCGAGGCAAAGAAAAGCCTCGACGAGTTCCTCCGCGACCTGGCCGCGTTCGAGAAACTCGCGACCGGCTACCAGGCCAAGCAAGAGGAACTCCTCGAGACGAATCGACGCCTCACGTCCGGCCAGGAGAACTGGCGGATCTCGCTCGAGCGCGTGACCGAGTCAGAAAAGAAACTGATCGAACTGCGCGAGCAACAGAAAAACGGCGTCACGTCTTACACCGAGTTTCAACAGGAGGCGCTCGAGACTCTCCTCCAGAGGAACGCAGCACTCGAGCGCGCGAACATTCTCCAGGCCGACGCGAACGCCCTGGTCGGCCAGGCCAGGACTCCCCTGGAGGAATACGACCGGACCATGGAGCGCCTCAATTATCACTATGAGGCCGGCCGGGTAAGCATGGCGCAATATAACGAGACCATGGCCTCGGCGAAAACCAAACTCGCCGAGTCGACTCCCCTGGTCTCTGAATTTACTCAACTCCTGGGCCAGGCGATGACGGCCGCGGTGATCGCCGGCGACTCGTTCGCCGACACGATGAACAAGCTAGTCAAGGGCCTGGCCGCGGTCGCGTTCCAGGTGATGATCGTCGAGCCTCTGGTCAAGTCACTAAAGCAAGCCATGAGCGGCCTCTCGTTTTTCGCGCCGACTGGACCCTCTGGCGGGTCGACCGCGGGCGGATGGACAGCCTCGGCGAACGGAAACGTATTCGACTCGCCGATCTCCTCTGGTACGTCCAACGTGATCCCGTTCGCGAAGGGCGGCGTATTCAATACGCCGATGACGTTCCCCATGGCGGGCGGGAAAACTGGCCTAGCATTCGAGCAAGGTCCGGAGGCGATCATGCCACTTAAACGCGGATCCGACGGGAAACTCGGCGTCTCGGCCGCGGGCGGTGGATCGACGACTGTCGTCAACGTCTACAACGCGACGGGCGGCCAAGTAAAGACCGAGGAACGCCAGGACCCGAACGGCGGAAAGACGATCGACGTTTATATCAGCAAGGTCGTCCAGGACGGAATCGCGAGCGGCCAGTTCGATCGCGCGATGACCTCGACCTACGGCCTCAGACGACAAGGACAGCGATAGATGAATGCCACCTGGCCCCAGGTCCTCCAGGACCGTCCGAATAAGGAATATTCGGAAACGATGATCGACGGCGTGATCCGATCGAACCCTGATATCGGTCCGACCATGTCGCGGCCACGGTTCACGAAAACACGCATTAAGGCGAACCTGTCGTTCTGGGTCGACCGCGAGGGATACGTCGCGTTCCTGGATTTCTACAATATCGACCTGGCGCAAGGGAGCCTCCCGTTCGACTGGATCAAGCCGATCACGGCCACGCCCGCGACGTTTAAGTTCCTCAAAGCGCCCGCGATTACCTCAATCGGTCCGCTCGATTGGAATATCGACTGCGAACTCGAGGAGGTCTAAGCGATGGCCTTTTCGCAGAGACTCGTCCAGGCCGCACTCGCACCGAATACGGGCGAGGTTTTCCTGTTCCTGTTCGAGTTCAATCATCCATCATTCGCGGCCCCGATCCGCCTGGTGAACAACCTCGAGGCGGTCGTCTCTCGCGGCCAGGAATACATGGCGTTCCCGCTCGAGATGGCGCTCCCGCCAGACGACGGCGAGACCTTGCCATCGATCGAGATCAAGGCGCAGAACGCAAGCCTCGAACTGATCGACGAGATCCGCTCGATCGTCGGGCCGATGAGCGTTCGCCTGGAATTGATCCTGGCGTCGTCGCCGGATTACATCGAGGCCTCGATCGAGAACATGAGAGTCGCGGCCATTACGTTCGACAAGGACGAAATCACGATGACCCTCACGGTCGACGACCTCCTCAATACTGCATTCCCGAAGCATCGATATTTGCCGTCGAACTTCGCGGGCCTGTTCAAATAAGGGCGCGATGAATGTCTCCAACCTTATCGGCATTCCCTACCAGGTCCACGGCGAAACGCACGAAGGGTGCGACTGCCTGGGCCTGGTCCGAATTTTTTACAGGGAGATCCTGGGGCGCGAGTTCCCCGACTTCCGAGACCTATACAACGATCCGCGCAACTTCAACGCGGCCGATAAAACAATCAGCGAACAACAGCACCAATTCGAAAGGGTCCAGGACCCGCAGGGCGGCGACGTCGTCCTATTTCGAGTCGGGCGCTTTGCTTGCCACGTCGGGATCCTGATCGATGCGACCTACTTTATCCACAACCAGGAAGGATCGTCGAGCGCGGTCGAAAGACTCGACGCGGAAATCTGGCGTCATAGAGTCGTCGGGTTTTTCCGGCCACGCGATATTTCGGGATAACCCGTTCGAAGGGATCCAAGGGAATTACCAGGTCGTTCCTTACCGGGTCGGTGCGACGGTCCAGGAGATCGTCGACCAGGCGACGGCCGGGAACCAATGGCTAGACTCATACATCGAGGTCCGGATCGGCGACAGCCTGGTCACGCGCGAGCATTGGAAACTCGTTCGCCTCAAGCAAGACGCGCCGATCGTCCTGGTCGTTCGCCCGCAGAACGGCAACGTCGGGAACATTCTAAAGACGGTCGCCCTGATCGCGATCGCGGTCGTCGCCTCCGTTTACCTGGGTCCCCTGGTGGCCGGTGCGATGGGCCTCACCGGGACAGCCCTCACGGTGGGCGGTGCTTTAATCGCGGCGGGGATCACCATGGCCGCGAGCCTGGCGCTCAACGCGATATTCCCGCCTCCGTCGATCGACTCTCTCGGCCTGGGCGTTTCGGGGAATACAGGATCGCGTGAGGCCGACGCCTTCGGGTGGTCGGTCAATAAGAACCAGGGCCAACAGTACCGGGCGATCCCGCGCGTATACGGCCGCGTTCGCATGGCCCCGAACTACGCGGCCAGGCCGTTCGTATCGTCTCTCGCCGATAAACAAACGCTTTATATGCTTTTCGACTTCGGGTATGGACCGCTCAACGTCGAGGATATCCGGATCGGCGACAACCCGATCGATTCGTTCCAGGGGATCGAGTACGTCGTTCACCCACGGTTTAAAGCCGGTGACGCGCTCACGCACTACACGCGCGACGTCTATCAAACCGACTACGCTCAGAAACTCCTGAAGGACGCCTGGAGACAGGTCTCGGGCGGCGCGGTCGCGAGTGAGTTCGTCCTCGACTTTAATATGCCGCAAGGAATGACGGTCGTTAATTCGACGACCGGCGACCTGAGTCAGAAGTCGGTCGACCTGATGGTCCAGTTCCGACGTGCGGGATCGGCCACCTGGGAGAACTTCACGGCCGCGACCAGGTCAATCGCCGGACCAGGAGCCGAGGCCGATCGAATCACGAACTCGACGCGCTACTGGGAGGCGACAGGCGGGTGGTATCAGACCCGCGCGAACTACGCGATCGCGCAGTCGCTCCCACCGATCGGAGAATACGCCAACGGCGCGGGCGTTTCGGTGATGCGAACATACGACGCGTTTTACAGCAACGCGCAGAATAACGGGTCGAGCGGCGGAGAGTCAGATCAATACTGGGGTAATGGATCCGGGAACGATTACCAATGGGACAGCGGAAGCAATAGCGGCGGCGGTCGAGACGCGCGCGAGGGCGGCGACGGAAACTATTATCAACAGATCACCGAGTACCAGGATCACGTCGCGCGCGAAAATGTGATCGCGAGCGATAAAGTGATCCGGATCACGAACACCACGCAGCGGCCTTTCGTCGTCTCGCTTACGTTCACGCTCCCCGAGGGCGATTATGAGTTCCGCGCCTCGCGGATCGATCCCGATTCCGACGATCGTTATATCGCCGACGACGTCTATCTCTCGTCGGTGCGGGCGATCCGCAACGCGGCCCCGATCGCGCCAGAGGTTCCGCATACGATCCTCGAACTGAAGGTCCTCGCGACCGATCAACTCAATGGAATGATCTCGGACCTGTCGGCCGTCGTGACCTCGATCCTGCCTACATGGGACGGATCGACCTGGACGGAATACGCGACCAGGAATCCGGCCTGGGCCTACCTGGACGTGCTACGCGGGACGGCCTCTATCAAGCCGGCCGCGGACTCCAGGATCGACCTGGCGGCGTTCCTGGACTGGGCGCGGTGGTGCGACTCCGAGGCCTCGAACGCGCCAGGGATCCCACGCTCGAACTGCGATATCGTGATCTCGGGCGACTCGACGACCTGGCAAGTATTGAAAACGATCGCCTCGACCGGCGACGCGACGGCCTCCCTGCGCGCCGGTAAGTATTCGATCGCGATCGATCGGCCGAAGGATTTCCCGGTCCAACTATTCACGCCCAGGAACGCCTCGGGGTTCTCCTCGAATATCGGGTATTACGAACATCCTCACGCCCTGCGCGTTCAGTTCGTCGACCCTGGCCAGGAATGGCAATCGCGCGAACTGGTGGTCTACGACGACGGATACAACGAGACGAACGCGACGACGTTTCAGACGATGGAACTGGTCGGCATTACGTCGGTCCACCAGGCGTATCGCGTCGCGCGCCGATCGATGGCCCAGGCGAAACTGCGCGCCGAGACGTTCACGATCCAGACCGGCGTCGAGAACATCCTGGCCGCCCGCGGCGACCTGGTGCGTCTCGCGTATGACGTCGCAAAGATCGGAGCCGGGTACGCGCGGATCAAGTCGATCGCCGGAAACCGAATCACGTTCGACGACCTGGTGGTGATGGTCTCGGGCGATATGCACGCCAGATTTAGGATCTCGGACCGCGTCCAGGAGGATATCCGGATCCTGTCGGTGGTCGACGAGTACACGCTCGACCTCGAGCGCGCCTCGGCCTCTCTCCAGGTCGGGCAACTGGCCGTATTCGGTCAACTCTCACGCGTGACCATGGACTGTCTGGTCAAGTCTATTTCGCCAGGCATGGATCTCACGGCCACGCTCGAACTCGTTCCCTACGCGCCGGGCGTCTACACGGCCGAATCTCAGGCGATCCCTCCATACGATCCTCTCATTACGAACCTGGAGAACGTGCGGCCTGGTGCGGTCATTAACCTGGCCGCGACTGAGATCGATACGGTGATCGCGCGACAGCATTACATTTCTATCGCGCTCTCCTGGTCCGCGCCGGTGGGCGTCCTGCCTTCCGGATACGCGGTTTATGAGGTCCAGAATGACGCCTGGGTCCAGATCGGCACGACCAAAGATTTGACCTTTTTCGCGTACAAGGACGTCAAGGCCGTAAACGACAACGGGACGCCGATCGATATGATCGGCCGGACGCTCACGTTCGCGGTCTCTGCGATCGGGTACAACGGGAAACGCATTCAGCCCGGCGAGGCCGCGCAGACCTCGATCGTTCCCCAGGGCGACAAGGTGAAGCCTCTCCCGCCTGATTTCCTGGATCTCGATATCCGCAGCAAGGAATCGATCTATATCGAATGGACCGAGTCCAGGTCGAACGATGTTTCTCACTACATTGTGCGTCATTCGCCGATGTTCGAGGACGTCGATTTCAACAGCGCGACCATTATCGCCAGGCGACAGCCCTGGGCGTCGACCGCGCTCACGATCCCGGCCCGCGTCGGGACCTACATGGTAAAGACCGTCGACACCATGGGGAACGTCTCCGAGGGGGCGGCGATCGCGATCACGCCGACCGAAGTCCTGAACGACGATATCGAGATCCACCGGATCGAGGAGCGATTTTTTACTGGCGACAAGCAGAATTTTGTCCACCATTCGCCGACCTCGATCGAGACCGAGGCGATCTCGATCACTTCCCTGGATCCGATCTATCCGTTCCTCGACGGCGAGTTCCCATTTATTAAGACCGACCTGTCTTACGACAATATTCCTTATGACGCGAACGGCGACCTCCCGTTCTA